CGCAAACAAAAAGTATAATGAAATGGTCAGAAACTAAAAAGCGATCTGACAATGTTGATATGATGTCATCATTTCAGCCTGGAGAGGTGACCGAGAGGCTGAAGGTGCCGCTCTCGAAAAGCGTCACTTTTTACACTCAAACAGACACGACAATTTTCCTGTCATTCCCCAAGATGTAGAAGCTATTCCCCGGCAAATTAGACTGCTCATTTGAGCGGTTTTTTGTGCGGTTTTATCTTCTGCCAAGCGATGAGCAGGCCAAGTTCTCCCCCGTCGACAATCTTCAAAAAATAAAAGGGTGCTTACTTTTAGATAAAATACAAGATCCCCCTCAGGGAGATAATAAGTATATCTGTAGAAACTTCAGGTCATTCTCGTGTTTTATACTGTTTGCCAGATAATTATGACAACCCAAACTATGAGGAAAGCTGAGGGAAAAACTACATAAGGACGGAGAAATGGAATTGACTTGGAATCTGGACGTCTTCCGATGATGTCAGGGCCGATGTAATCAAGATTTTTATTTTCATCCCACCACATTCTAAGTGTCCTGATAGCTTTTAAACTTGATTGTATGGCGTAATAAGTTGATATGGATAACACAATCCCCAACACTGCTAGTAAATATATGAGAATAGATATATCGGTCTTTCCCCACGCAAATGCGAGAACGGCGAAAAGAATGCCTTGGAGTGTCCCAAACCAAGTAATTCTGTGGTTAATCAATTCATTCTCATGTCTAATCATCTCACGAATTATCTCAGCTTCGTTGGTTCCAGCTTGATGGCCTAATTGTTGTTCCATTCTAGTTTTCTCCAATTGAGGTCAATCCCCCGCATTGCCAAGTATCTCTTGTCTTATAGCCGTGTTCCACGCTTTGCTCTCGCACACTCCCATTTTCTGAAGGTGCTGGCATACCACTCCGCGCATTGTGCCGCTGACTTGGCATATTCTTTTTATCTCTTTCAGATAGGTGGAGTTAAGTTACTTTTTCGGGCACGGATATATCAGAAGAGTGGAACATAATTTCATGGCCTTTTTGTTTAGTGCTAGCACTATAATTAATAGAATAATTCAGTTTTGGCGAAGAAGCATACATCGTATTAATTTCGGGAACGTCGTCATAGGTTACTATCCAAGGCGTCCTAAGTTCGTCCAATATTACCTTAGATAAATTTAAATGATCTCGTGGATCCAAAGCGTTGAAATAGAGTTTATGCCCTTTTTTATAGTAAGGAGGGTCAACAAAACTGAGGCAATCTCCACGGCTATTATTTACGACATCCCTGATAAACTCAACCGCATCAAAACGTGTCATCGATATATCATTTTTTCGACTGGCAAATTCTTCAATTCGCCGAATAAGTGAGTCTTTGTTGAATCTACAATCGATTTTGTAATCGCCTGTCTGATCCAAACCACCGATAATACCACCTTCGATGATCCCTGAACGGTTTGTCCTATTGAGGAAAAAAGTAGCAAAGCCTAATTCAAGAACCGTATGGTCCATCGGATTTAAAAGAATATCTTTCTCGCGGAACCACTCGTTTACAGTTACTGGCGTATCCTTGATAAGCCGGCACAAATCCGAAGTCTCTTCTAATGCACTAGACCAAAAAGCGAAGACAGCGCAGTCTAAATCATTCAGGAATACGTGAGATACATAATTATCTGCCAATAACGCGAGGGCAATGCCTGCTCCACCTGCAAACGGTTCAGCATAACTTATCCCTGCAAGATCATTTAATTCAATGATCTTTTTTACCCAGCACGCCAAAGAAGATTTGCCTCCCGGGTATCTAAGAGGCGACCGATAGAAATTTTTAGTGGGCATTTTTACCTCTTACTTGTATTATAATATGGCAAACGACTTTTGGCCAGTATTATTTTAGAAGATATTCTAAGAGGTTTTTCAACCCGGACGAAACCCACCCCTCCAAGACTGTTCCGGTCGGCATCGACAACCCTGGATGATGCATATTTAAGTCCATCAATTCTTTTATCCCTTCTCCGTTAGGGAATAAGCCAACGAATACGCGGTGGTAATTCTTGTCTGCAAATAAATCTGGACTATTACAAAAATGTCTTAGAATTGTCGTTAGGAACGCGTCCTTGTTGACCGGACATAATTTTCCAAAAGCTGCGGAGTCATTAATTCGCAAATATCGTTTGCAGGCCTGTTCTATCAAAGCTCTGGTGAGAAATGATGTCGCCAGCGGGTATTGCCTATAAGCGCTTCCTCGGGAGATTTTTTTAATTTCTTCGCATATAGCGACCAATGCTTTGTCTTGATCTGTGACAGGCGTAAATGTATAGGTTAAGTTCTCAAAATAGAAATCAGTCTGTCGTGTTGTTTTGTTTTTGAGAGTGGCGGGAGCTATGGGTTCCACCGACAGCGTCGTTGCAGGTACTCCTTTAATAACTGCATCGATAGGATTATCTTTTAACGTCTTCGCCGACTGGGGAATCTCGATGGACTTATCGCCCTGAATTGGTTTTTCGACAACATCGGGTATCCATTCTTTAACGTCGTCCTCAATGTCCAAAAACGTGTTACGAGTTGACAAAGGAGTTTTACCAGGCAGGAGATTGAGCGATCTTCTTACAACATACTCGACAATTTTGCCGAATTCAGGGAGTTCGGAAACCGGTTTAAAGTGTGTGTTATATGATAATTTTAGTTTTGATGCGCCTTCGGTCTGGAATATTCTCAATATTCTATCGACGCCAATTCGATGCAGTGAAGTATAATTAATTAGGTTTTGCTTTTCAACCTCTGACCAGCAATCAAGAGACAAAATATATTGTAGAAAATAATGTTTTTTTAGAGCTGCTGTAATCTGGCTTTTCTTCACTCCAGTTAGCAACTCTATTTGCTCGATAGTTTTTCCAGATTCAAAGTGATTTGCAAAAAATATGAATTTCGAGATAGAAGGCCACGTTTTTACACCGGTAATATGCCTTGTCCCCAAAACTATTTGCGCTTCTTCTCTTGATCCGATGACATGAACTTGGATTCTATTAAGCTGGGTTCTGGCATTCTTTGCTAACACCGGAACAGAAGCCCTATATTCAGTTGGCGCAAGGTTGGGGCTCAAAAGCACTTTTAAAGCGCAAAGACGGCGATTTCCTTCCACGACTATTTTCTTATCGTCTTCGATGCAAACTATCGGGAATTCTCCGGGCATTAAACCTCCATATGCTGAAATGGACCTTGCAAGTTCGATTACCTCTTCGTTCTTTAAGAGGTAACCTATAATTCCGCTTTGACTCGTGTCTGCCAAATCTACAAACCTAGGATTCTTCGCATCTAATAGCAGCTCTCTTACCCCAAATTTTCTAGTTTTGAATTTATCCGCCATTTTGCACTCCTATCCATCTATAGAGAATCAAACTCCAAGGATATAAAACAGCGCAATTATAGCACTTTAACTAAAAAATTCAAAACCGAACACAAAGAGCCACGCTTTTTAACGCCGGGCAGCTCTTACTTTTCCAATATATTATTCAGATAGCTTCTCAATTTCATCAACGTGCTCTTGACACATGGTTTATTATTGAATAGTCAGACAAATCTGAATGGAGGTACCGGAATGTGGCATAGACAATCTTGCATCGATTGCGGTTTTCTTGGCTGGTGTCATGTAAATAGTGGTCCTGGAGGTATGACTCAGGGACCGGCGAAAGATGAGGTCAATAACCAAGAGAGGAATGAAATAATCAAATCTCCGGAAGCAGTTCAATCTTGGTACTGGGGTCCGCAAGACGATTCAGGATCAGTTTTAGGCTGCTACAGAAAATTATGGTTTCATTTCTATTCCCCAAATGGTAAAAAGACAGAGGAAATACAAAACGAAGTAGTTAGTAGGCGAAGTTGTAAGCATTTTATTAATTATGAGCCTTCGAGAACGCCTGTGGAACATATTTCAATACAAGAAAAAGCGAGAGACCGAAATGATACTGTAAAAAATATCTTTATAGGAGCCGCCGCAGTAGCGGCTTCAACAGCGATTATCGAGCTCATAATAAGGTTAGTTACGAAGAAATAAAAAAGCCCCGGATTTAACCGGGGCTGCAATTTACCGAGCGGGAGTCAGACCCGCATTTACTCCTTGAGAGGGAGCTGTCCTATCGTTAGACTACCGGGGAATGGATAAGGTACTTAATCCTTACCCTTATATTATAACATTTGAACTTAACAAAATCAAAACGGAGCCGCCCGGTAAGGTCCCGGACGGCTCACTCATTAGTATATACTTTTAGTAGTTACTGTTTGGTTATCTTTTCCCCGTAGACCACCTGCGCTTCATGTTCTTTGAGCAGTGCCTTGCCAGCTTCTTTCAGCAGCCATCTGATGGGACTGTCGGCTTTGTAAGTACTCTCCCTCGACTGCTGGCAGACCTCCACGATGAACTTAGAGCCCGCGATAACGCTACCGTCCTTGAGTTGCACCCGGCCCCCGGCTGCGCGCCCCGTTTTGGCTCCTGAAGGCTCAACCACCACTTGCTTGTCAGCTGCCGGCGTCGGTTCCGGAGCGGGCGGCGGCTCTGGAGCCGGTACCACAACTGGCTGCTCAATTTTCTTCTCGCTGATGGCCAGCAGCTTGTAGTTCTTCCTCAAGCTGGTCTCGGTCATGGTTTTGTAGCCGTCACCATTACCGACCGCGGAAATCTGGATGACTCCGGTCTCCTGATTGATTCCTGTGACCTCGAACTTCTTTTCGTTGCCTCTGTCCTGCCAAATTGTTCCGATTGTAACCTGTACTTTTTTCATTGAATTCTCCTTTTATATTTTTATTATTCCAGCATGTCCCGGATGAACTGGAGGGCTTCCGGGTTACTTTTGTGCTTTTTGAGTAGAGCCTTGACCTGGGTTTCGCTGTATTTTCCGGGCTTGATGTCCCCCGGGTAACGACCCGGGGTCACCGGGTCGTATTCTGGGATAATCAATATCTTTTCGTTACACATGGTACACGTCCCCGCATTCCAAGCAAGTCACGCAATCGCTGTCGTCGATTTCCAAGGTGTCCATGTTGTCGTTGCCGCACTTCGGGCATGCCTGCTTTTCTTCGACCTCGTTGTCATTGTGCAGTAAAATTATTGTGAAATTTGATTCACCCGCCATTCGATTCACCTTCCTTTTTCTTAACTGTTCTATTCATCACTCTTTCCAGATTCGAAGTCAAGACCCTTTACGCTCATTTCCACTATTTATTTTCTGAACACAAAAAAGAACCCCCGGGGGTTGATTCCCGGGGGCATTTCTTTAGAAGTTATTAAGAATTTTATAGGGAAATGGGTCACATAAACCTTTTTAATGGATTATAATATTCTGGCAAATAAAAAAAGGGGTGAACAATCATGTTCAAAAAAATGGTAAGTGTGATACTAGCATTTGGTCTGACAGTAACGTTTTTTGAAAAATTAATTGAATCTGCCAATAACCTATATCCCAACCGAGGCTTTATCACAATTGGAATGAGGACTTTTCCTAAATGGTTAAATTTCCTATATCCCATACACAATGTATTGAGCGGTCAACCAGGTATTATCGTTTTGTTAATTCTTTCAACCGTTGCTTTCGTTTATGAGTTCGTAACGCTGATAAGAAAAATCGGTAAACACCCAAAGGCTGTCTCAACTAAAGCCAATGACGATGATTAAAAACTAAGAACTAACCGGCCTAGGGCGGAAAAACCTTAACCGGGGGATATCACAATTTTGTTATATTATTTCTTAAGAAATATTGGAGAAAAAGGAGAAACTCAATGCCGATCAGTTTAACAAAAGAACAGATGGGTGAACGTTTGCTGGAACCTCACCGTTTGAAACTATTGACATTAGCTATTAATGAAGACGTCAAGAGTTGTTTTCCCATAAAATACAAGTCGCAAGGTCGCATTCCGGCGGGAACAGATATAAATTTAGACTTAACCGAGGCTTTGAAGCCTGTCGTTAATAAAATAATATTTCGTGCGATCGAGATAGCTTACGATGAGTCTTTAGATTAAGTGGCATAAATGTTTTCCATGTTCACCCCTTGTGCGGTGATGTAAGCCATGTCCAGAATGCCTGCCAGACGATTGCCAGCCCGACGCCGCCACCGGCCCCGGCTGCTGTGCTGATGCTCAAATGCCGTTTATCACGGGCTTCGATGTCCGTGAGTCGCTTATCTAACGATCCTTTTTCTTCGGGGTCGAATTCGCCTATGCGGTTTTTGATATTTGCAAACTCAAGTACGCAGATCGCGCATCTTTTGTTGGTGGCATACATCTGCCTGGCAACGAACCGGTTTAGGTCATCCCCTGATAGTTTGCATATTTGCTCTTCGAATTCCATGTCATTCAGCATTTGCTCAGCCATCGGCAACTCCTCAAGTTTTATTTTGGCAACTATCCAAAGCGTTCATCATTTTCGAGATTAACGGTTCTTCCCAGCACGGCTGCAGTTCTTTACCCATGTACTGGCAGAAATTGCTGAGATTCTCCCAGCACATCAGGCGTTTATCCGTAATCGAGAAATGCCAGTTGAAAAGAACAGTGACGATCACCCAAAAATAGGCAAGGGCATCATAAGGAACGCCATTCCACTCATCAACATACCGCTCGATCGCTGCCGGATCCGGGTTGTCCAGCCAGTGGTATATTTTACAGTCTCCCATATCCGCTACAGAGGCATAGGTTACCGCGCAGACGCCGGTGAACAGATTGACAGCCTGAAATGTGACAATCTCCCCGGTGTCCAGTACCTTGACAACAAAGCCGGTGTGCCATGGCAGCCAACCTTTTTTGATAATAATTTTGAGATACGGAAACTTCCGGGATAACTGAAATTTAATGGATAATTTGTAGCGCGCCCGCCACGACTTATCTTTCAGCGCCAGGATGCCGGATAACAGGTTGGTAAAGTTGCCGCCGCCTTTCCACAAAATAATATCGCCGGGTTTAATATCCATATTTCACCTCAGAAAAGTTTGGGGTAATATTGCTTCAATTCTTCAGGCATTTCCGAGCCCCAGTACCGGTATGTTTCCGCGTGGCCTTCGACATCATCTTTCAGGCCGTAAGAATTGACCGACCACAGATAAACCAGTTTCGGGTCCGTGTTTTTCAGAGAATCAAAAAGTATGGTAAAGGCCGCTTTCTGCTCGTTAGTCAAAAGCGCGTAACTGTTATGAGCCTGCTCATGGGCGATCACGCCGCCGTTTGCGTATTCCGGCCGTGCAACTAAATGCCGTGTGTTGCCGTCCTGATAAGTGGCCGCCGGATAAGGGATCGTATCGGAAAGCGTGATGATGATCTGATTGGCGAAATACTGCTGATTTTCCTCCGGCACATTCCAGCCCTTGAACCATTGCGTCAGGACATCCGGGATAGAGGTATTTGTCATCGTCTGGGAGAGATTGACCGGCTCTTCGGGGTGAGGTAGTTTTATGGGCGCGGGAACTGGAGGAGGCGTCATCGGCGCGGATTGTTTCTTAAACCATTTCAGGCACATTTTCACTCCTTATGAATTCCCCAAATTAATAAATCACTTGGTTTATAGCAATCGGGGCAAACGATACCGGTTTTCTGAACTTCCCTTTCAGTACTAACCGTTTTTCGATAGGTTGATTTCGCGCCCAGAACATCTTCCGCCTCCTTGACTTCAACGGCGTCAAAGTCGTCAATTGTGATGACCTCATCATTTTTCAACTTCTCTTTTATCTTGTCATTGGTAAACAAAGCCACGACTACAATTTTTTCTTCACGGTTGATGCCTTTGGTATCCTCAGCCATAACGTAGTCGGCGTTGGTATTATCCGGATGCGCAATTTCCTTCCCGCATCTAAAGCAATTCATTGATAATCTCCTTAGGTCTTCATAATAAATGCAACATCAAAGAATAGAGGACGGATATCTGCGATGGATGAATCAGGATGCACATGACCTCCACCACCACCTGCGCTCTGAGTTTGAGTAGCACCTGCGGGAGAATTCAAGCCTGCTGCAACACCATCAGTATAGCCAGAATAATAAGTTTGGATTGCATGTGTATGCGCAGGCATTTCGGTAATAGTTAGAGTATGAGATGGTGTTATAGTTGTTTTAGCCGTTGAACCGCCGGTTGTTCCCGGATTAGTGGCAGCGGTAGCAACGCCCTCGATAAACCTACCGAGTAGATTCGGTGTGCCGTTATTACCGTCGCAGATTACCCAGCCGGGGGGAATATTAGCGATTGTACCCGTCCATACTCCGACAAATCCGGGAGGCATGTTAGCACCGTTGGCAACATCCGCTGCTCGAGCTGTTTGTCCTGCTACAATTGTCATATTTAAGCTCCCTTAACCGATGGTGAGGCTATAATCTATTGTTATGTCATAGGTACCGGCTGAATTATCGAAGGAAACCAGGTAGTGGCTGAACATGATTCCGCTGCCGGGTGTCGCTGACGCTGTAGAATGCCCGAATACACCACCCTCTTTGATGTTGTACGTACATTCAGAAGCGGCAAAGAACGTGGTGAAGGTTACGACATTTACCAATCTGGATTTGAATGTAATGGCCTTTCTTGCAGCTTCTGCGGTCATTGTCGTATCTGCCACATTTACGGCGGTGTTACTGGTTCCGATTGCCTGATAAGTTAACCCGGTGTCGTAGCCGGTGGTATTGATGAGCATATCCCCGACGAGATTCTTGCCAATCGTGACGATGAGGTTGTCGCCTTCTTTGACGATCACCCCACCGGTATGGATATTCCGCGCGGTCAGTTTCCAATGCCCACGCAGTTTTAAGTTGTTTTGTTCTTTCAAAACGTCCTCCTGTTTTAAGCCCACGTAAACATGTCCCATTTTGTCGTCACATTATCCCAGAGATAAGCACCAGTGGCGTGGCTCGAAAGCGCAGCTGATTCCGAAAGACCCAACTTTTCGTGCTCGAGGTTGCACCCTTTTGATTTACCCGGAGGCAGTGCAAGCCATCGATTAACCACCCCACCCGAGAAGTTATCGGTATTAAGTGCGGTGAATTCTACCAGAGCCAAAGTTTCTGCTGTGGCCAGCAGTTTTAGAAGCAGGTCACCGCCGACTCGTATCGATTGATCTTGCCGTTTGAGTATTCTTGAAAAGAACTGGCTCCAGCTGCCCATTGCCGGGCCGGTGATGCATGTCACGGTATATTCCACTAAATCTCCATCCGGGTTTACCTGTACCGACTCAATAAGCATTTGGTGAGCCACGAGGCCGAATGGAGAGTAAGTAATAGATTGTAGTTGTCCCGGCGCCAGTCCGCGTTCGTATGTTTTGTAGGTGAAGCTTTCGGCTTCCTGACAGTACTGAGTGATTTTTGCCGATGCCGACTGCCGCGCAGATTCTTTTGTCTCGTGGAAGGCTTCGCGGACAATATCCTCAACGATTCCGGTACCGCCTTCAATCGCTTTTCGAGCGGCAACTCCAGCTCCGTTAATCGCATAGGTCATCAGCGGGAACTGCCCATAGTATTTGACTTGTATCGTTACTCCGATGGCCGGAGCTACCGCGGCAGCGACAGTATTATCGCCCTTGCTCCAGTAGTAATCCTTACCGGTGTCGATGCCCTTAATTCCAAGAGTTTTAATAACCGTATTTTCTTTAATAGAGACCGGTTCACTTGCCAGCGGATAACCCAGAGCAAAATCGGTAAGTACTCCGTTCCCGGTGAAATTGGAGGTCTGCAGGTCTGATGTTGCGGTCCCGCCCCAAATATACTGATAGTTGCGGTATAGAGGATTGCCGGTGCTCAGGGAAACACTGTCTTTGATCGGTCTGTGGACTTGCCCATCCAGATTCCAAGGCGCAAGGTTGGTGCTGCGATCGATGAAGTAAAGTCTTTTCAGGTCGTCGATTATCCAAGTGAAGGTACCGCAAAGCTCTTTCAGGTTGTCGTAGCATTCCGAGACTTTGACGTAATTAAATATCGCCTCAGCAACTACCGGCCCATTCTGTATGTCACCGATCGTCACGCCCTCATCTGCGAGATAGTTTTCCCAGATGTCATGAACCATGAAACCGGCCGTCACATTTCGGTAGGACTGGACTACAAGACGTTTGTCAGCCAGGTAATGGTTATCCATACAGGAGATGTCGTGGATGACGCGGGACTGGTTCTTTTTATTAGGTGTGTCGATGAATCCGGAGAAAATAATAGCTCCAAAGACATCGCGCATTTCTATTGGCTGACCGCGGACATAAGAAACGGCACCCGTGATATCGACCGGAGAAAAAGCGGCTGTACTGCGTTCTTCGATCCTGCGGTCGACAGAGATGCTTCTGCGTTCGTTATACAGGACAGGATTGCCACTGATTTTGATTGTGATCGCCATTAGATTTTCATCCCTGTTTTTTGTCGGATTTTGTTGACCAACATGTCGCCAATCCGGTCAATGTCCGAGTCCTGACGAATGATCATGTTCGGGAAAGTGATGTTGATGTTTCCAAATCCTCCACCCACTCTTTCCGGTCCGGCCTCCCCGGCTATCGCAATCGGTCTCAGAGTTCGTAATGAAGTGATCAGCGAGGGCTCGTTGATCATGCCGCCATTGGCCCATTTGGGGACATTCAAACCGTTAGGCGGAGGAGAGGGCGGCGGCGTGGTAGTTTCTGGCGGTGGTGCGGCTTTATTGACGATCTGGTTAATAATCAAATCCGTGGTAATCGACTTCGTGATATTAGCAAGGAGAGCATTGTAATCAGCTATAAATTGAGTTTCTGATACCAATTTTTCGGCGTTGGCATTCTTTAAAGCAGTCAAATCGGCGTTGTAGTTGTTGATTTGATTGGTGAGTAATTCGTCTTGTTTGAGCTTCTGGGTGTCGAAGTAAGACTGCATATCGACGCCCTGAATCTTGAGATTGCGCTCTTTGATTAACGTCTCTTTGGTAGCGGCATCATCAATGGCCTCGATTTCGCGGTACAAAGCAGCCCTCTTTTCGGGGTCGGTTTCCTGCGCCGCCTGGAGGACTAAATCCTTTCTGCGTTGCGCATCATCGGCGGCCTGCCTTGCGGCAGCTTTATCATTTAATGCCTTTATTGCTTGATTATAGCCAGCTAGAATAGAGACCATCTTGGGGTCGTTGGACGCCGCCCCTAATTCTGCCATCATCTGCTGATCAATTAAATCCAAGCGCTCATAACTGAAATCACGGTAATACTGAGCTCTCTGGTCAAGCTTGGACTTCTCGTCATTGACTACCTTTGTAGCGTTATCAATCGCGGCCTGAGTAGCTTTTTCAGCATCGGACACGAAACCAGCGTTAAAGTTCTTTTCTACCTTAGCCATATCATTGAGGCTGATACCCAATCCCGCCGCCCATGCGTTTACATCATTGCCGAATTTTTTGAAATTGTCAGCAGTTAATAACGCACCTTTTCCCGTAGCGAACAGGTAATTTTTAAGATCATCCATCGTAAGACCGAGTTTACCTGCGATGGTTTGAGACTGTCTCCATGTATCATTTAGATCCTTTGTATTCTGCATGAAGTCGGCCTCGGCTTTTGTTGTTTTTTCTATCACGGACTTCTGATTGGAATAAGATAGTTCCCAATCCTTCATAATAGATATAGCTTTTTTATAAGCTGCCTCGTTATTTTTCAGCCATTCCAGTTCCTGTTTACTCGCAGTACCTGCCAGTCTCTTGGCGTATACGACATCTAAGGTGGCCTGCATTGTAGCTATGGCTTGGCTTTCTTCACCCTTGTAAGCCTTCGTGATTTCCTCGTTCAAGGCCTTTAAAGATTCGGCAGAAGATCGGGCAGCGTCGGCGTTAAGTTTAAAGCCATAAAGGCCTAACGCTATCATGCCCAGTCCGATGAGAAGTCCGGAAATAGCTATGGTACTGGCTCCGACTGCTGTAGTGAACAACCCTTGCGCAGCGGCCGCGGCCTTTGTCAGCAAAGCGTTCGCCATTAACGTCGGGTTCAATAATGTGAATTTAATCCATGCTACTGTCAAAGCCACGTTATCCGCAGTAACCGCGATAACATGAGCGCCTACGGTTGTTGAGGCAAACAAGAATATCGGGCCCAACGTGGTCATTAACGCCAACAAGGGCTCAAAAACGGATATAGCCGAACCGACGCGTAAACTCAACTCTTCAAACTTCTGTCTTATTTTGTCAATGATCGTAAATTGGGAATTACTTACCTCAGCGTATTGTCGGGTTATCCCGGTCGCATTATTTAGTTTGTCCTGGTACTTATTAACCTCGTCTGTGGTGAGTCCTAACGCCTTACTGAGAGTTATCCCCTGCTCTGAGGCCGCCTTGATCGCGTCGCCCAGTTGCTGAGTGGCCTTACGGCCGGTGATTCCACGTTCATTCAAAACTGCCAACGCAATAACTACATCATTGGTTTTCAGTCCTGCCTTGGTCATTTCAGGAGCCAGACGAGTAATAATAGTTGAAAAGTCGGATAAATCCACGGTCGTATTCTTTACCAACCATGTGTATTTATCCAAAGCGTTGGTGTTATCAGGTATTTCCTCCCCAAGGGCTTTGAAAGCGGGGATTAACTCTCCTGCAACCCCGTCTGCTGTGCCTCCGGTCGCATCTGCCAAAACATCAAAAGCATCAGCTGACTTTTTGAGAGTATCGGTATTCTTGATACCTGCGCGCACTAACAGGTCAAAAGTCGCGGTGACTTCCTTTAGTGGGAAATCTACGTTCGTGATTTCCAATGCCATGTCTCGCGCCGCCTTCCCCGAGATACCCAACGTCAGAGCGGTCTGACCTAATTTGGCATTTAGCTTGGCCGCATTGTCTGCCATTGCCAATCCTGCGACACCAGTCGCAGTCATGGCAGTTCCAGCTGCGCGAAGTCCTTTTTCCCAGTCTTTAGTCGATTCCGCTATTTTTGCACTGACCCCGGCTAAAGCATTACCTACATCCCCGGTATCGATACCCATTTTGAGGAGAATGTCGCCTGCATTTATTGCCATTGTTGTACCTCATAAATAAAAGATGTTATGATTTTGTCTAATACGCGATACTGCGGGAGGGATTAATTCATGAATAGAAATGTGGCAAAGCGAATACTATTAGTTTCGATAGTTTTGATAACATTGCTTTTAACAGCTTGCAGCAACACCGACGAACCCGAAACGATAACAATTAGTCAACCGTCGGGACCTCCAATAATTCTCACTGGCCCTCCGATAGATAAAAACGCTGCCGCGGTAGAATATTTAATATCTGGGACAGCTACTAAAGTAAATGTAACCCTCAGTAATGGCACAGGTGGTACAGAGCAATACCAAGACGTTGCCCTTCCGAAAATTTACTCATACAATTCGTTCTCGAACTATTTTCTCTACGTATCTGCGCAAAATGCGAGTGAAAGTGGTAGCGTCAAGGTGAGTATCTTTCTGAAAGGAAAACTCTATAAAACTTCCGACAGCGAGGGCGCTTACGTTATTGCGACCGCGTCAGGGAAAAAATAATGGCCTAATACAAACCAAACAGACAAATTTGGCCATAATTTATTAGCCCGCCATATTGACCTTAATCCCCATCTTTGCGAATAGTTCTTTATCCGATATCATGTTGGTAGCTGGAGCCGGGCGATCATACCCGGCCTCTTTCTTTTTGCGCTCTGACAGTTTTTCTACCATGAGATTTAAGAGCTCACGGCTCCAGTGCTCAGAAATATAAACTGGGTCAATACCATGCCACTCTAACAAAAAGAACTCGAAAGCGGCTCCTATTGTGAAATCGTTTTCAGAGCCGTCATTCCGGATAAAAAAGGTTTTTCAAATTCCAGCACTTCCTGAAAGGCTGCCATGATCTCGGATGAGGAGGCGATCTCTTCCAATTTAACCCGGTCAAGGTTTTTAGCATATTCCCAAAAGAGTTCAACGAGCTGTTCAGGTGATTCAGCAAGCGCCTGTAAAATCACCTTTCCCACATCTGCCGGTTCTTTTATTTCGAGTTCATTCAATGAAATACTGGCCGTATACAATTTGAGCAACTTCTTCACCCAGGGAATGGAGTGCTTGATTGGTAGCGGCGATATCGTGTATTTTCCCCCTCCCAGAATAATTTCTACCGGCTGCTGAATGAGTTTTTCCATTTCTGTGCGCATGATTTCTTCTTTCTCCTTTTTAATTAGTGAAGGGGAGGCCGATTAAGACCTCCCCTTTAGTCAACAGTTACACACATCTCTAACTGGTTGCGTCTGTGATTGTACAAACGGTCCCGGCATTGTAAAGCGCCTGGAATGTGACCGGCACCACTGTCTTCGCGCCTTTCTTGTAAGCCATGCCCACGTTGCCGTTGGCAGTCGCTAACGGGATTTCGATAACCCGGTTGAATCCTCCGGGATTCTTTCCCGTAATCCTGACCGACATCTTTTTATTGACACCGCCGCCGATGTTGATGACACTGCCTGCCAGAACGGATCCGGCTATCGCTTTGTCGATGTTTACCAGTGAAGACTCTGCCATATTACAGGTAAACTTCACATCTTCCGAAGTGATTACTCGATCGATAGGTACGGTCGTCTCCTCTACATTGATATCGGCCTCGCTGACCGAGTATTCCATCGAAACACCGTCTTCAGTAAAGCCTACGTCAACGTAAGAGCCGCCGACCGGATATCGAATTTCGAGTTTTGCGGCGCCAACAATTACATTTGCTGCTGTTCCCATGTTTTTCTTTAACCTCCGTTTTCTTCTTTACTTATTACTGGGGATTAGCGACGCGGCAAGCGATATAAATATCAGTTGCCAAGCCACCAGCCGCCGGCTGGAATTTCACCCGGCCGTTGGTGTCATTCCACAACTCGGGATTGAAGGGACCGTAAATCGCGGTCTTGGATGCAGTGGGTGTCGGCGCGAGAGTTTCAGTACGTCCGTAGCGATCCGCTACCGGCGTGAACGTGATCTGCTTGGGGGCGGCGCCGACTACTGCCACAAGCACGGTCTTGCCGTCATTCGGGAAATAGAAGTAGTCCGTGCCCGCTGCGTTTCCGGCTTTGGCGTTGGCGTCCGCGGAAATGTCCGGTACGCCCGCTTTTGTCAGGTCTTTTACTGTCATAATCTGGTCAGCCATGTTTGATTTGCCTCCTAAAATATTTCTTGCGACATAAAAAAACTCCGATTTCTCGAAGCTCGATTACCTTATTGCCGTATTGAATAACTTACTAAACGCGAATCATGATACTGAAAAATGTGATGACTTTGTAGAAATTCGGGACGTCCGGGTCTTCCATGTCTTGCCCCTGCACTTCTTCGATGGCACTGGCAATGCTACCCCAGTCCTCAAGCCCCTGCAGCGCGTCATAGAGCGCGCCGTATACCTGTCGGGCAATGATGGGCGTGTTACCCCAACAGCTGAACTGGACGGATGGTGTCACGATCGTTGGGATATACGGGTCTGATTTGCCGCCCCGGGTATTGTAAGAAAGAGCCGGTAAGACGCAATTCTGTGGTAGTTTCGGGCAATAGATACGATCACTGACAAGCTCTTTCAGCGGTGACTGCGTGATCAGAAACGAATGGATTATCGCGTTCGTATCTTGCACTATGTCTCTCCCAGATGTCGTTTAATACCTTCAGCCATCTTTTCAGGGGTGAAATCCTTATCCGCAGCGGGTTTAATGTACGGCCGAGGTGCCATTTTAATGGTACCTGTCTCTAAAAACCCACCGTACCCTGACGATGAAAAAACCGCGCCCTGTAACTCCTTAAGTTGCAAATCCCCACCGGGTCCGACTTCCATATTGATTGACCGCCTGTTGTTGCCTGTAAGATATGGACTATTCTCTTTTGCGTCCTGAGTGGTATCGACAACGCAATCAATCAAAGCCTTACCGGCAGCAGCTTTAACCTCGTCACTGGCTTCTTTGAGATGCAAATTCAGAGTCACGCTCGAATTCATCTGCATTAACGCACCGCCTGCAGGTAACACTCTTTATGATGAGAGGTTACCGCTCCTAGCTTATCCTCGACTAACAAGATTTCGTAGGTCACTGAATCGATTGTCACTCGATCCTGCTCGGTTAAAGCCAGGTCACCGATAAACAATTTGTAGTTCGCGATGACAACCTGCTCGCCCTGAGTGATTTCCTTACCACCCCCGGCAACCAACCGGCACCGCTCGTCCGGAAAGACAATACCCCACGTCCTGACTTTGTTGCCGTAAGAGTCCGGTAGGCCTTCGGTAAAACGGCTCACATCGCAAATTTGAGTCAATAAATCATCGAAGCTCATCGTTCGCCCTCTACAGAACCATCCCCATCCAGATCCATTTCCGCCCAGCCAGCAGCTGGGACTGAACTATCTTTGTCCCTGAGCCTTTGCGCCAACGCAAGCATATTGGCGGATGTTTTTTGAGAGTAACTGTAATCGCCTATTTTTTCGCTGTCGGCATTGGCAGAATAGGAGGCCGCCCAAGATTCAATCGCTGTGGCAGCGGCCAGATTAACAGAGTTACCGTTATCGGTCAGGAAAGAAACTATCTCCTCATCCTGGAAGACGGGGTTCGTGACATCCTTGTCGTTAATCAACAACCGGACTTTACCGACTAAAGTATTTAAATCGTAGGTTACTGCCATATTACGCTCCTACATTCGAGAGGGTTTAATACGTGATACTAAAACTCGCGGGAGTGGTTTCCGGACTCGGTAAACAAGCGGATTCCCGAATGCTTCACCGCTGCCGATACCCGCAAGTAGAATATAAACCGGGCCCGGAATAACCAGAGCGTTCCCGAACGTCTCTTGCCCCTGAATTCCTTGAGGTGAAATAAACACGGCGCCAGGGAAAACGGAGGGGTTCCCAAACATCTCGCTGCTGGGGATTCCGGATGGTGCGATAATCAGGTAGTTTATCCAGCCGCTGTTCCCCGCGCCATAGATTGAATTGACACCGTAAACCCATGTGTAATTAGGGCTGCCGGCGGAATAGGACAGGTTGATGAAGTCCACAAAAACCTGTCTTCCCCCAGATTTAGTGATTGTCCAACCTGCTGTACTTGTGCCGGTAAGGGTATGAACATGACCGGCTGAACCGGACAACGAGCAATCGGTTATGGTGGTTGTCGTTCCATCTGTGAATTTGATGGTTTGGGTTACAGACGAATTACCATTTAACTGAGCAAACGAATTACTACCTACGATAGTGTAGATGCCGGAAGCTGTAAGATTCACAATGTTATAAGCGTTCCCCCCACCGCCGAATATACTAGCGGTATTGACGTTAATAGTACTACCTGCAGAAGTCAAGGAGGGATACGAGCCCGACCAAATGTTACAGTTAATTGTGGAATTGGTAATATCCAAAGTAACTCCACTAAACTGAATAAATTTACCAGTAATCGCGTAACCATTTGTCTTTGCACCACCCTGAAAATAAACCCACGAATTAGGAACATATAGAGCACTGCCCAATGACAAAATACCACCATTGCCAAAATTCTCCACACGACCACTAAATCCGCTGACTGTAGGGTTATTAAAAGTCCACACCTGCGTTCCAGTGGATGCCCAGTCAATCAAACCGCTATCCACACTGCCAGTTATGGTCATAGCTGAAATAAGCGTCAGATTGCCATATATATATATCATGTAGATACCAAGAGCCAGCGTTGGGCTATTTATAGCACCTGTCCAATCCATCGAAAGGCAATCAGGATAAGTATCGACTGTCAGAGTCGCCCCTGTCGCAATACTGGTAGATGGCATAACCGCATCCGCAGCGGTAGGTATAGAAGCACCTGTAGGTGTGCCGTTACTATTAGCAGACCACGTGCCCGTTGAAGACCAGTTGTTATTGCCGATCGCTAAAACAAAATAACGGTTAGCCAATTGCACCACCCCAGGTTCTGTTCGCTAAAATCGTTCCCGTCCAGATTCCGTTGCTGCCGTCCGTGGTCTGACTGACCAGTGTTGCCAGCAGTGCATTGTAGTCCGCTTGCGTCATCACCGTCAGTCCCGCGCCGTCCTGCATCCCTGACGGTAGCGCCTGCGCCCCCACCGGGAACTGTGCCAGGCAGTAACCGTCAGCGTCATTGTAGGTATCTATCTGTACGGCGGGTTTGGCTGCTAAACATGTACCGTACCATCCCTGAGAATAACGCGGGGAGGAGAAATCCGTAATCAGTGCCTTTAGATTCGATGGGTATGTGATTTTATAATAAACGTTTGGCATTTAAAACCTACAATTTAAAAATCTTATTGCTGCCATTGTCGAACTGGACGGTGATATCTCCACCGTTGGGTGTGACCGGCAATCCTGTTGCCGTGTCAATGTACGCAATTAAAGGAGAAGTTGCCGGGTTGCCGTTGTCTTTGTAGATGACAATCGCGCCGCATACCGCCCCGCTCACTGTGGGAAACGTAATATCCGCTGCGTCCGCCACTCCCAATGTGGATGTCTTGCTGGTCAGATTGCCGCTTATCGCCACCCGGTCACCGGCTGCGATCGCCGCCAGGTACTGGTCGGAATCAATAGCCAGGGTATAATGCCCGCCCGCGATGTTTACTAACGCCGCCTTGATGTTATCGGCCAAGAACGCAACCCCGCCTTCAAGTATGGATTGACGGCCTTTGCCGTATAGAGCGTTCGCCATAAACTCACCTCGTTGATATTTCTCAAGAAATAAAGTCTGAATTCCGAAAGGGCCAGGAGATGTTTGCCCCCGGCCCTTCTGGAATCAAGTGTTTACTGACCGTTTGACGCCCAGCCCGCGCGTCCGTCCAGTGTGCAGCCGCCGAATACATAGCGGGAAAGGTAACCGACGCTGCCGGTATCCCAGTCACCTTCCAGAGGACTGACTTCACCGCCGCCCAGTCGGGACATGCCCGGGTTCTTGATGAAAATCTCCGGGGCTTCATGACCGATCAATTGCCCGAATTCAACGGATGCAATCTTCGAGGGATCGCTGAACAAACCCCAGCAGGTATCGGCAACGGTACCGGATGTGACAACGAAAGGAATCATGCGGTTGTTAACCACTTTCAGGTTGAACTGCGCGATCACGTTATCGACTGGTAACGTTGCAGTCGTGGTACCGGTGCTCTGAACCGTTTTGGTGCCGGTGATATCCAGGGCATTTACGTAGTTACCGGGGCCGACCATCAGAATTACGGGACTATTGTCAATCGGTGCGTCCCCTGATTTGTTCTTGTATTTCAGCATGGCCGTGCAAGCTATTTTCAGGTTGGCAAGGGTTAAAGGCAGGTTACTGACGGCGGCGCCGCCGTTGTTGACTGCGAAATAAGCAGACGAAGGACCGGACGCCCCGAAGAGTAAAGAGGTCAGGAAAAACTCTTCAGTATTCATGGCCATGTCGGCGAACCATCTGGGGATCCGGTTGAAGGCTCCCAGATTGTCTTTTAACAGTGCTTCCCATGACAACAGGAATTTTTCGCCGTAGGAACCAAGCCGGTACTGATAACGACCTTCGGTGATATTGGTGACATGATATTCACCTTTCTCTGTTCTGGTGGACATGCGACCGGCCCCGGGTTGAACGTCAAAGACATTCCCTAAACCGAAATCGGCGCGTTTGCCCGGCTGGCAGATCTGGCGCATTACACGCGGCGCTGACTGGTAAGCAGCCAGCAACGACCGATCGAGGATATCGCCGAAAAGCAACGGGAAATCACTGGTCGTCATGGCCTCGCGGACAAGGAACTCATGGCGGTGAGGGGCGTATTTGGCTTTATTATTTACCAGGTCGATGGTTTCCTTGATTCGCTCATCCCAGTTTGAGGGGCGATCGCCATTCAAAGGTTTCCAACCTTTAGTGCTTTCGATTACTTGCATTAATTCAAGCATTGTATTTCAATTCCTCCATAATTTAATTATTTGGCTCTATTAGTTGGCGGGGTGTCTGACCATGATCGTCGCGGTCGAACCGGAAGTGATCGTTTCCATAGCGTAGCCGTAGAATACGCCAGTGGCTTTCTTACTCAGGACGGGGGTATCGCCGCTGACGTAGTAAATCTTGTCGTTCACCGCCACGGCACTGTTGCCGCCGCCATCGACGGCTTTGACACTATGGGTTGCCACATACGGCCCAAGCTCGATAGTAGTATTACTTGGAGCATTCCCACCTTCACCCTCTGCTGTCATTGCAATACCGGTCTGGGGTCCAACCAGGACAGGGTCACCGGATACGGGAACAGCGGGATCGGTGACGACTAGTGATAAGCTGTAACCGGGTTTATCAACGATGTTCTTTGCCATTGTGTACTTTGCCTCCTAAAATATTTTGTAGTTTATTTTTTAATTAGCGGCCGTTTGCCGCTATCTCTGCCTGCTCTTTGGTCATGCCTGAAGCCACAAAGCTCTCAACTAAAGCTTCATGGATTTTCTTTGTATCGGTAGATGACGGACCCAAATTCTTCACCTTGCCGGATTCGGTGACTTTAGCCAGATAATCGTTTTCGGCATTGATGGCAGCATCAATACCGTCAGCGGTTACCGCCTCTTTGAACTGCTCGGTCAATTTATCCTTGGCAACCTGGGGAAGCGTGGCCTTTGCGATGGCTTCTTTAATAGAAGCTTGCGCTGTGGCTTTTGCTTGCGCCTTGGCGGCTTCGTCAATTTTGGCAGTCAGTTCTTTGTTTTGATTAACCAGTTGTTCATTGTCCTTGGTGAGTTGCTCAACGGTTGCTTGTAATTCCATTGAATGCTTAACCTCCAGTTTATTTTTAGAGTCAATCTCTGTTTCCACTTCTTTGATGAGGTCGGGGCGGCATTCTTTGAGTTTGGCGAGGTCAATAATGCAAACGTCCATGATTTCTACACTTTCTTTAACTCCCGCCTGTCCACCGGCTCCGGCCTCTGTAACAAAATCAACGCTCTTGAAAGGATGGTCGACTAGACTTTCCACAACAAAGGTTTCTACTCCGTCAATTTTCTGTTTTGAGCCGCGCCCGATGGAGTTGATGGAGACGCCCAGTTTATTCAGGGTGCCAGCCTCATACAGACCCTGAACCATTTCTTTAAACCAGCCGGCATGAATGCGCGCCTGGCCGACCGATTTACCGTTGGGCGCGATATGGATATTCTCAACTGTCGACACCCAGTCCCGGATGTCCCGTTCCGGCCTCTCTTTCTCTTCGGATTTGGTGGCGTGGTTCGCATATTGTTTGGCGCCCTCAAAAACCTTGACCGTATCAGCCACGGCACCGCTGCTGTAGTGCCTGCTCTTTGAAGTATTAAAACCGGGTTGAATCAATACAATGGGCAGTATCCCTTTGGCGATATTTTCAGCGGTTACTTCTGCAATTGGGATTTCCACAGACTCGTGAACATAATCCCTGACCTCGCTGACTTCTTTGACCCATTTGGGGATATTTTCATCCGCAGTACCGGCCTTCCGGAAAGACTCACGGATTAAAAGCTTTATGCCAGGCAATTCGGCGGCGGGAATGTCCATTTTCTTGCCATCGAATCCGCCGGGAGAAAAATAGGCAGCGGCTTTCTGATGTTCGTTGACTGCCATGAGTTTGAATTCCTCGACTGTAATGGTTGCCATCTTGGTCATAAAAAACCTCCTGAAATCGTTTATTTGTTCCTATCCAGTCTCACCGGACTCAAACAGCACCGGCAATTGGGATGCGCGGGCGGCATCATGTCACCGCTGGAAAACTGCTCATCGATCGGTATAACGCCATCGTCTGTATTTCCCTGACAGATTTCACATGGTTCAGTCGGAATCCATTCCTTACCGTCGACGCCCATGTCCTGCATTTTCTGAAACATGCCCTGAGACAGGGCTCGGTTGGTTTCAGTCTGGGAAATCATGTCGGCGCGGGTTTTGCTCATGTCGGTAAAGAGCTGCCGGATACTTCGGGAAACGCCGTCGACTCCGCTTTTGTTTTGAATACCGTCACTGATCACCTTCGCCAACTGAGAGCGGGTTTCAATGTCCATGTTCTTGACAAGTCCAGCTGCATAAGATTCCGCCCAGTTCACGGCCTCAGACATAGGCGGCCCCTCGTAGAGAATGGGTATGCCCATCTTCGTCTTGCCGTAAGACAGCATCTGCGTGCTGCCTTGAACGTATATAGTTACCAGATGGCCACTGACGCTGGCGACCAACTGAGTTCTAAATGCTTTTAATAATGAATCCAGCCAATCATTCCATTCCCCTGCAGCGGTCAAGATTTTAGGCGGCGCCACCTCTTTGACATTTTGATTGTAGATGGCGTTAATCTCGTGGTAGGGGAATTTTTCAGCTAAAGTGGTGAAATAGTTAGACAGCGAATGCTTGAATTGAGACTCCAGCTTCTTATTCGCGGGATTGGCCATATTGCCCGGCATTCTCGATTTAACGACCTCAATGAGGGCGTCGAGTTCTTCAATGACGGTCATGTTCCAATCCTTGTCTTATTTCTTGAAGAGCTTTTATTAATCTAGCCTCCGCGCTTTCCTGAACAGGCGGCGGTGTGTTAACTGCAGGTAGTACCGGTGGCACGGTGGGAGGTTGCGGCGGGATTTGTGCAGGAGACTGGCTCTTGGCTATCTCCGCAGCCTTTGCTTTCTTTTCATTCTTGATTTTCTCTATCTCATCAATGATTTCGTCAACGTTATTCACGCCGATGTTAATAAGAGCCTGTTTCAATACCTCATTAACATCTGCCGTATTCGGGAATGCGTTGACGAGACTGTCGATTGCTGCAAGTGCGGCCTGCGCGTCTTGGGGTGCGATTTCAGGCCAATCCAAATCCACGAAACGGTTGTCTTCAGCGATATTGTTGTGCTCTAAAACCACGTTGAAGATGTCAGAGTAACCGCCGCCCCAAAGGCCCTGATAACAACTGAACTGCTTAAGTAGCGGCAACTCCACAGTCTTGGCAGTGGCTAGGTTACCGGTTGCGATGTCACCGTAATATTGCTCAGGGATCCCAACGCCCGCGCATACTTGGAGCTTGATCATCCTGCCGTCGTCTTTAGCGTTGGAGGAACCGGTGTCTGTTTTTATCGGGTCGAGAGTACTGCTTTGGTTTTCAGTCCATACCGAGGCGGTCTGCGGTGACTTACCATCCAAAACTGCCTTAGATGAAGCTACCGCTGCGGGCCCACCGGTTATTTTATTCTTCCAGGCAAACTTCGCCAGTGCCCGGACAATCGCAATACGCGAGGCAAGGAAACGCCGGTATTGATCTATCCAGTCAACCACCGGCAATAGCAGAGGATTACCACGCGCCCCAATACAGTTAAACGGCAAATGGTATACCAATGCGTCTTCGGTTGATGTGATGGCTTTCCCTAAACTGTCGGGAGCGCTCAGATTGACTTGATTTGTGGTACTGCGATAGTAAGATGTACGAGAAACACCCTGTGAATCTGTCCATTCCCTTTTGTAAAACAACGCCTCTTCGATATCATCAGGGTCGGTTATAATTTCAGTAATTTCGAGAGGGTCAATACGTCTTATCGTAACCTCGCCTGCAGGACCAAGAAATAAGGCAAAGAACACTTCACCGTCGCTGAGGATTTTGTCAGACGATTTGCGCTGTCCTTGCTCTGAAAGTACTTTCCTGTTTTTGGGATTCTTCCAGAATTTATCAAGGGCGGACTGCACGTCTTTGTTCTCTGAGTGGTAAGAAATGCCGGAGCCGAAAGAATAGTCAGTCCACATACGGATGGAGCGATTAGCCAGCGGATCGAAGTTGTAAAGATAGCGGCTTTTTTTGACATAGGCATTGCGCAAGGTTTCGGTCAAGTCGCTGCCATTGTTCGTACCAAGTTTTGTCCAACCTTGGATATCAAGAGAGGTTTCAACTTCACTGGTAGCTTCTTTTAAAAACTGTTCAAACTCACTGATTTCTGGTAACATTTCACAACCCCAGTTCTCTTTCGATTTCTGTTAAAGGATCGTAAACAACTATCTGTTCCCTGGGCTCTTCCTCTTGAAGCATTAACTCAGTAAAAGCGTGAACGAGCGCATCCAATCTATCCGGTGATTTCTCGCCGGGCACCCATTCACAAAGTTGATCTTCCAACTCCGGAAAGAAGCCGACATGGTGAATTCTGCTTTGTTCGTAAAGTGCAGATACCGGCTCGGCCCGGGTAACCTTGCCGCGGCTGGCGTGTATCTTTTTAACCGGGACATTGGCGTCTGCGACTCGAATGGTCGACTCAACCATGTCGCCGCCTTGATTCACCTCGGCTACAATTCTGTCAGCCCTGTTTTTATGAAATCCGGTGACTGAAGCCGTGGCCCATTCGTTTGGAGTTCCCCTGAGGGAAAGGTCATCGAGCACATAGCCGTGAATCTGATTGCTGATAATTCCGATTCCGGCAACGATGATTCCGGTCTCGGCTGAATCCTCGTTGTTAGCTGCTTCCGGATCCACTGCAACTACCACTCTGATCAGATCGGGGCATTGCTTAACCCTTAGCTCATCGATCTGGGTACGTTTCCATAAAGCGTTGGGGTTATCGTCCAGGATTTCGCCGGCGAGTTCCTGCCTTCCTAACCGCGTGCCCTCGTATTTATCAAGGACATATTTCAGAAAGGATTGAGGTAAGTTTGCCTTGTTATCGAGGGTGTGACCACGGGTGATAGCGGTCGAGCTGTCGGCGGTTATCGTTTTAATCGTGGGAATAGGTCTTGGTGTCGTGGTAACTACGACTTGCGGATTGTCCCCAAGCCGCAAACCAAACATCAGGTTATCCCAAGTTTCCTGCGGATATTTGAATTTTGCCAGTTCATCGAGCCAGCCGCCATGATGCTGAGGACCGCGGAGTTGGTCAGGTTCTTCCCCGGAATAAACGATCCCTACCGCGCCATTTGGCCATGTAATTCTGCGCTTAGAAGGTTCGTATACGGGTTTAAACCACGGCGGCGATATTGCAAGCAGCCCAGAATCACCAAGCTCTATCATGGTATCCCGGACATCTGCTGGGGTTTTGCCGACTAAAGCAACCCGTCCCCATTTTCCGGATTCCACCATCGACCGTACAAACTCGGCGCCGCTGCGGGTCTTTCCGAAGCCACGGCCGGAAAGCAGCAGCCAAATCTTCCAGAGAACATCCGGCGGCAGTTGGTTAGGACGCGCCCAAAAACTCCAGTCATAGAGAAGTTGCTCAGCTTCCTTCTCTGTCAGACTTGCCACCGCTTTCTGTCGTTCCTGCACTGGCAGCAATGCGATTGAATACGCTAAGGAGTTTCCCTTTTGCATCATGTTCAACCTCTAACGGACCGCCATTCTTGCCTGTAATCTCGTGTTTGTCCGTAAAGTTCAGCCGGTCTTTGGCCTTGGGGTCATCGTTATGGTCAGTTGCCTTCAGGAAACCGAAGGCCGCGGTAAGTTGAGTACCGTCCGCGTGCACTTCTACCCAGCCCTTCCCATGACAGCCGTGGCAATTCCGGTCATCGCCATATTTCCCGGTACCTTCACAGACAGGGCATATCGCTACGCTCTCGTGAGCTGTGGCCATTCGATAAACAATACTGGCCACTTCATCGCGGCGGTTAGGTAACAGCTCGTTCTCGTAGGCGGCCTTAAACTTTGCGTCGTTCTTCAGCCAGTCGTAGAAAGTCTGGCGGGATTTGACGCCGATTTCCTTAAGGGTTTTGCCAACGGTACCATACTCCGGATATTTCTCAAGAAATAACTTCTTGTTTTTGCTCAGCTTTTCTTCGGTTTTGGTTTTCTTAGGGGCCATGTTCTTCAACCTTCAAATTCGAGGCGATATCGTTTAGTTTGTCGAGCAGCTTTGACTTAGCGTCTGCAGTTGGCGGCTCGTTGGATTTGACCGGCGGCTCCGGATGTTCTTTCCGTCCCCAGTCCTTGGGATATTTCCGCTCCAGCCACCAAGCCGCGGCTTGCCATGATTCCCGGGTAGCCAATTGAATCACGGTGACATTCTTGGCGATTGCGGTGGCTTCTGCCTTTTTAACCGACTCCAAGAATTCAAAATATACGCCCTTGCTTTGCTTCTCGCCCCAGTTTTTCCAGTTGTTGAAAGTCTGCTCGCTGATTCCTGAAGCCTGACATGCTGTTTTAATGTAGTTTCCGGCGCTAATTAGCCGGCATATCTGATCCTGTAGTTCCTTCGTTAATTTTGGCTTTCTTCCCGCACTCAATTTTCTCCGCTTTTCGCCCGGAATACTTTTCCCAGCGATTTATTATTACATCGCAATAATGTGCGTCTAACTCAAGCATGTAGCATTTCCTGCCCATCTTTTCACAACCAATCAAAGTAGAACCGGAACCGCCAAAGGCATCTAACACAATATCGTCTCGAACGCTTGAATTGCATAATGCCTTCTCGATAAGTGCCACCGGTTTCATTGTCGGGTGTTCTTTAGATACCAGAGGCCGGGGAACTTCCCAAACGCTGCTCTGATCCTTGCTGCCATTCCAAGATGACTTTTCCATCCATCCGTACCAGATATTCTCGTGGCGGTAATGGTAATGACCGCGCCCCAGAACAAAGTTGTTTTTCACCCATACCAACGATTGACGTTGCTGAAAACCCGACAAAGTCATCGCTTGCGCCAAAAACGCATTTAGCGGCCCGGATGGTCCGCAGACATATACGTCGCCGTCGACCACTCCGGCTACCAGGGTAAATACCGAAGTCCAGAATTTAAGCATTTCGTCTTCTGAAAGGCTATCATTTGCAATGGGTTTATGCCTTTTCGCCCAGTCACCGCCGTTTGGACTTCCGTAAGCTACCCCATAGGGCGGGTCAGTAAAAACCATCTGACATTTAGCGCCACCCATTAGTTTTTTATAATTCTCTACATCGGTAGAATCGCCGCAAAGCAGCCGGTGTTCTCCCAGCTGCCACAAATCACCATACTCACAAACGGCAGCCGCGTTCTCCGGGACAGCATCATCGTCAATCGCTCCGGTTTGCGAAGGTCGTAAATCCGCCAGGAGTTCCTCGAGATCCTTGTCCTTGAAACCGGTGGCGCCCATGTCGAAATCGCTCTTTTCGAGTGCGTAGAGCAATTCCTTCAGGACTGGGGTGTCCCATTCAGCTAAAAGAGCCGACTGATTGTCCATGATGGCAAAGCCGGTTGCCGATTGCGGGTCGTCTTTGACCTTGACGACGGCGATCTGGCTCCATCCCAGGGTCTTGGCCGCTTTCCAGAGGCCGTTACCAGCTTCGATAATGCCGGTCTCAGAGTTGACCACAATAGGCTTTCGCTGACCGTAAGTGCTGAGGCTTTGCTTGATGGCCGTTATATTGGCGCTGTCGTGTTTGCGCGCGTTCTTCGGGTCTTCTTTGACCGAATCAATATCAATTGCCAGAGGCATTAACGAGTCCGTAATTTTGTTAATAGAAGCCGTGGTCATTATTTCACCTTTGCCTGTTTGTGTGGGGCCTGAGCCATAAATCTTGCTAACTTTTCGTTCTCCGGAAGAGTATCCATCGTTTCCTTCTGGGATCCCAGCCATTCGCTATATAGTTCGAGGAGTTTTTTATGATGCTTCGCCTGGTATAAAAGCAACTTGAGCCTGTCGTCAAATGAAATTAAATCCCAGAACCTCATATATTCTCCTGGAAAAACAAAAAGCCCCTCGTTGATTGAGGGGCTTCGAATTGACTGGTAGCGGAGGTTGTAGTCGAACCAACGGAGCAGGGCTTATGGGGCCGAGCTGAATCCGATTCTCCCCGCATGCGCCGGTGAGGAAAATGAATAAACCTCACCGGCTAAAGAAAAAGGAATGAGAAGTATGGCAAGCCGGGGCGGTTTTGGACTTTCACCTGCTTGCGGTTATCTCCCCGCCCCTATTTCAAAAAAAGTTATCAAAGGAAATGAAAGAGCCCGCCTTTTGGGCGGGCTCTTTTAATGTTACTTGTGGGTTAAAGAACTAGAACCAAGAAACACGCAAATAACTCCAAATATATCGAGTGCGTCTGCGTTACTACCTAAACAAACAATAAGACAAATACCGAAGACCAACACGATATAGGAGGTTAAATTTTCTTTCACTTCTTATAACTTTATAACCACTTTTAAGATTTGGGAGTATTTCTTTTCCCACGCTTTATATTATATCACATGCTAATAAAAAAGCCCCCGAAATAGTTCGAGGGCATAATGTATCGCTGTCTATTATGCTATTCCTGTGCGTAAAGTTTGTCAATACCCCTTTAAAAAAACATTTTTGACTACTTTTTGGTAGTCAAGTTGGCGGATTTTTGGGCTAGTGTATCATTTTGAAATGATTATTTTTGACAAACTTTCTATAAGTGATAGAATAGGGGCATGGATGAGTGGATTAAAACAAGAATTACAAGTCAACTCGACGTTCTCATATCTGCGGCACTTCTTGCGGGAGGTGCCGTTGTGTGGTCACTAATAAGTAAATTACCCCCTCCTGTGATAGCTGTAATTGGACTCGCTGTTTTCGTTTTAGTTTTAGTGGGAATCAATCAACTTATTACTTTTAGAAATAACCGTAAAAAGACTATCACAAAACTTTCCGATGCCGAATTAGAGAAGACGATTCGTGAATGGTTCGATGTTCAGAATTTGACATTTCAAAGATGTGAAACTACTCCAGAAGAATATTTTAGATTTAATATAACCTATACCAACAAATACCATGTCGAAATAGTTAGACGGAAAGAAGATTCCTTCTTGTTGTATGCAGTATCGACGATGGATTTTAAAGACAATCTAACAAAATTAGACGATGGTAGTCGTTTGCATATAGTTCGCGCAATAGCAATAGAAATGGCTAGGTTAGGCGTTGAATTTAGATGGGAAGAAAGCAAATTTGTAAAATTGGACGTTGTTCAAAAGATATTGCTTGATGATGAATTGACTGGTTTTGAGTTTAGAAACCAAGCGGCCACGCCTATCAGGGCTTTAATATTGGTACAGGCAGTCTCAAATGAAGCTAATCCTCTCACTTCTCATAAGGAAGATTATCAGAATTGATTAACTTTCAACTATCTTTATAATGTCCTCAATAGTCCCGATATAGTCACTAATTCCGGCGGCCTTTTGAAATACGTATTAATTATTTTTGCTTATTTTGTCGGCGCTTTTCTTGTTTTAACCAGGCTTCAAACTCCATTGTTTTCCGCTCGAAAGACATATACTTTAAAATCATCTTGCTGTCGTAACAGAGGTCACCTATCTCAACCGGCCTCAATTTAAGACGCTCCTCTTCATTCAGTGCTTTGATGTCAATTTCTGGCCGGGTCTCTTTCATGAACACTATCAACTTCTTTTCGGGGATCATTCTCAATCTCGCCTCAAGTTCAATATGAAGTTCACTGACACTATTCGGGGCGCTAACGTGTAACGGGATCCGGATCGATTCGTCAATTTTACCGCCGCCGAGAATCGGATACTCGCCGTCCTCGATCAATTCCCAGATCGACATACAGTAAAGAACTTGCGGCGGGCAATATCTGATAGCCCAGAGCGGAAACCAATCTCCCCAGGGATAACCGCAAGTTGTGTACCTGGGGTGAGTAGCGTTCCGTATCTTGGCGGCTTTTTCCTTTTCACAGCAGACTTCGCAATCTAACATCTCAATCTCTCCGCTTTATTTCTTGTTCTTTCCGATTTCGCACTCATCACAATAACCTTCCTGACAGGTGTACCCGGCTTTATCGCACCACTCGCCTTTATGGTTTGCTGGTAAGGGTTGCGGCGGGATGACAGGTTTTTCGACTTTTGTCTCCATTGGCTTTATTTCCTCCTGTTTTATTTCGTTTGGTTTGTCCAACAAACTAGGGCTTCGTTGTCCGCCCGCGGCATGGTGGACTTGGGGTTGTTTGCGCATGCGCTCAATGTTGGCACGGTTTCTAGCGGCTGCAGCGACATTATTAACCAGCCCGGTATCGCCATCGTCAACCAGATGGATATCCTTGACTCTTTCGGATAACGGGCGAATGGTTGTGATCATTTTCCGATGTCTCCGAATCTCGCAATCAGCAAAGCGTCCGCCCTGCCGATATCCTTCTTCCGGGATAACTCCGCCATCGGATAAAGCCGCTGCGCCAACGTCCGGGCAAAGTCCTTATCCTTCCCGATTAGTCCGGCTCTTTTCTTCCACTGCTGGGGAGTTACGAATACCACGGGAATGAACAGCGATGCCAACACACCCTGAACGATTCCGTAACTGACTCCAAACCCGAACATGGACGACACCCCCTGCCCCGGCATGGCTGAGACCTGTTCAAGATAAGCAGTGGCCGTTTCCGTTCTAGTCCATAACGCGATAACTTTCCTCAGCGCCGCCGCGTTGACCTGATTACGCTTTCCCGTGAGTGGCATCACCGGCATGTCCAGCAGATCAGAAATTGAGTTGTCGTCTTCCAAGAGTGCTAAAGCTCCGGTTAGACCCGGGTCAATTCCAATTTTCATTTTTCCACCCCCGCGTATCCCTGATGCTGCCCGTAGAGTCCGCAGCCGGGGGTCCAGCAGACTAACCTGTCTTTCTTACTGTTGAAAGAGCCGCGACTAATGGGCTTGCCGCAAAAACTGCATTTCAACTTCGGGTCCAGCCGGTAGTTATCGGCGCCGGGGAAAGACGGCTTGCCGAAACCGGACATTCCTGCAGCCCGGCCGGTGAGCAGATCCTTAACCTGCAGCCCCTGTTTGCGGGGTGATTTAGTTTTCGTCCTATTTTTATCCACTGTAACAATTACTCCTTTTTTAGCTGTCCATTACCCTGATTATTTCTTGATAATTATTTCCCTTTTTGGCTGTAAAATTACCGTTGAACAAGATTCCCAAATTTGCCCTTTACGAATTTGTCAGGGTCGTCCCTTCGCGGCGGCGCCGTTCCCGATGGGATCCTCCCTTCCACGTGCCCCTCGCGCTCCCACGTGCGCAAGATTCCGGCGATGTACTCCCAATTGCGCTTGCCCGCGTCTTTTTCTTTGGCTACCAGGATCGCGTCAATAACCCAGACGCCGGTATGTTTTTCACAAGCTGCAGCAATCAGCTCTTTCAAAGAATCCGTTAAAACTTCGATGTTCGTTTCGTAAAGTTCGAAAATATTTAAAAGTTCGTCATTTTTGTCAGCAGATGATGATCTATCTTCTTCTCTTCTATCATCTTCTGTACTGTTCTGTTGGGTACTGTTGGGTACTGTAGCCCCGTGACGTAACGGTGACGTAACGGTTATGTCATTGTTACGTAACTGTGACGTGCCCTGTGACTTAATCCTTTCCCGATGTTCCCGTTGTCGCTCTTTATTTGAGATTCGATTAGCTACGAGTTTTCCGGCATAGTCTTGCCAATTATGTAAACTAATATAATCGCCATCTTTATCCAACCATCCGGCTTGGCATAAGGCTTCAACGAGTGGGGTCGGCTTGCCTTTCCAATGACAGGCGAGGGCTAATTCTTTGTCAGTCAATCCTCCAAGGTCGCCGTCCGGGGCGTTGTCGAGGGCCCACCACCACAAAAAATGGAGCAAACCGACAGCCCTCAGATCGTCAATATTCAGTAAAGTACAAAGCCGCATTAACTTTCGGTGTGTCCCTAAATCTTGGTGACTCTCAATCCACGCCATATCTTTTTTCCTTTATCCGCTAATACCTACAACAAACCCATCTGCGCCTGTCTCTTAAATCTCTTCATTTCGTAAACCCGGCCCGCGGCAGCTTTTCTACTAAGCTGAGGATGTCAATGCTGCGGAGTTGTTTGTGAGCCGCTGTGAGTTTCTCCAACGCATCCCAATCAGCCGGGGTTTTGGGTACAGCGGTAACTACTATTTGCGCCAATTGAGAGGTGAGGTCTTCTATTTCCTTCACTAATCCTGTTTCCATTACAACCTCCTCAAATTAATAACAGTGATTCTTCCGGCTTATGGATGAGTGGCCTCGCGTCTGTGCTATATTTCGCCTTCATTCGCAATACCCGGATTGCCTCTTCTTCAGTCGGCTCTCTCATCAACTGCCAAACACCGCGGGCCTGCCTCACATCCCCAAGCTGGTTATCGAATACCTGCCGTCCTATCATTTCCGCAAGATCCTCGGGGCACTGCTCGGAGCGAGAGAGCATAGACCGCACCACGTCAATGAATTCTTGCCGCGTGTAACGCTGGAAGACAGGATGCAGGGCAAAGCGCGATAGAAATTCCGGCGGCATCTTATTGGAACGGTTGCAGGCGCCGATGACCATACAATTGAGCTTCAGCCCGCGGGTATCTCCCTGCTTGGTGTTGATAATCTCGCCGGCTTCCATGAGCCCCAATGTCAAGCTGAAAACATCATGTCTCATCTTGTCCGCTTCATCCAGTAGCAGTACACCGGGTCTCTTTTCAAACAGCAAGTCAGAAAGCCCTTTGCCGGATGTGCGGCTCCCGAAAACCATCAAAGCATCGGGCACGGTAGCTCTTATGGCATCCAGCATCACACTCTTACAGCATGCCGGCGGCCCTTCTAACAGAAAATGAGTGCGTGTGCGTTTCTGGATAGCATAGGCAATCGTTTCCTTAATGTCGTCGAAGCCAACTATTAAGTCCATCGCTGCCAGGATGACAGCGGCTGAAACGTCTTGCAGTGGCTGTTCGGGGTTTGTAGCCAAGCCCCGGCCCTTAGAAGTCAGAGCGTATAAACTGGGGCCATACTGCCCGATCCCGACACGTGATGATCGTACCCGTAGGATAATAAGTCCTGCTTCTGCCAATCGGTTAATATCAGCCCTCCCCGCACCGACCGCCGAAGCGTCCCAGCATTGTGGGGCTCTTTTGGCTTCGAAGTTTAGAGCCTGCGTTAAGATTTCGATATCCGTAGCCATTAACTTTTGACCTCTGATTTCGGTAAATTTACTTCAAAGAATCCCAGCTGGCCGCAGTAAGGAATTGGTTTGTCGTAAAGCAAAGGGTTAGCCAGGACAAAGCCGTACTTCCCCACGAACCACGGACTTTTACTTTCCGTTACACAGCCGGTGATATCCACCTCCCCAATGATGGCGCCGAGTGATTTAAAATGAATATAATTTTGTTTAACAATATTTCCATCTGACTGGCCGTGAAGAAGTTCTATTAAAGTAAAAGCCGCATACATATTGGGGTAATCTTCCGTCTTGCTCGCGTGCACATAAATGCGCATTGGTACCGGGATGGCGAAATTAACCGCGCCGGATGCGACTTTGCGTCCGATAAACCAATCCCGATTTTCGATATCCTTGTATCCGGCGCAGATCAGCCACGCCCACGGTTGTTTGATCGATAACGCTTTCATTTCGGGAACTCCTGGCGTAATCGGTATAAATTAATCCCATTCCCATCTTTGCCAACCCATTTTTTGAATTCAGGACTTTGACCGAGTAAAGGATCAAGATTATCCTTCAGAAACACCGGAATCCCGGCCTTGTCGCATGCTTCGACTATCTCACGAACCCAAGCGATCTCCGGCATTACCTTACGCGGCCTCTCCTGTCCGCCGATGACAACCCAGTTAACCCAATTAGTGTCAATAGCAGAACACTGAGCCAGTCTTTCATAAAGAGGCTCGATGGATAACCAAGTGTGAGTATCGGCACGGGTTGCGTTTAGCCCCATGAATGCTTCATCTAATCCTTTGTTATCGCAAACACTCGTCCCCACCAAAGCGTTTTCCGGGAACTTGCCCCACTTGCGGAGATTGTGAGGGGCTTTAGTCAGGAAGAAGAATTGAGAATCGGGGCATTGTTCTATAACATCAAATACCGCATTCTTGAGAAATATCCCTTCTGAAAATATAGTCGTTGGTTCTTGTAACGAAATCCAATATGTCGGGTCAACCCAATCCCCAAACAGGTCGCCAGTAAAACAGGCTCCAATTCTGGCGGGCTTCTTGAGTTTCAGCGGGTCAAGCAATAGTTTCGAGTGAAGTGTCGGTTCAAATGACCTGTGGAAACGTTCAGCCATCGATTTAGCCCAGCAGTTCTCACCCACCGCGCAAACTCCCGTCTTCCAGTGGTCGCAGCCGGTGTAAAAATTCCAGGCCCAGTTAAGGTATTCGATATCGGTTTTAGTTAGCATCGCCGCTCTCGCTGTCCCCAGGCAAGGCAAGCTGAATGGTTTCCGTGCACTTTCCCCAGCCAACTCCCACACCGCCGGCTGTGCTCTTTTTACCACTGGATTTCCAGACCTTGACCTCGGTGACGTCTTCGGGTTTCTTGCCAACTGCGGCAATGGCCACGTTGATGTTATCTGCGGTCACATCATTGAAACTATGGCCTTTGAAGCTAATCCGATAGGTGTGGTTTAAGATGAAGATCACACCTGTTGCGTCAGTGTCTATCGAGGTTGAAATCGGTATATACGAATCCTTAGCCTGTCGGTCGGCGCTTTCCTTGTAGCTACCTATGGCGATAATGACACCCGCACTATTTTCAGCCACCCAGTCGCTGCCGATTTTTTTCAGCTTATAGATAGGTGGGTCAACGATCGGGACTGCAACTGCTGCCGGGGTGGGTTTTCCCATGTGCGCAGCCTTAAACGATTTCAGCAGCCGGTCAACAGTTTCCTTGTCCGGATTGCCATAACTGCCTTCATTTATAAATATTTCAAAACTGAGACGCGCAATCATCCGCATTAATGTATCGTTATCAAAATTCTTTGCGCGGATGGTGTTCATGGCAACGTCGTTCAAATATTCTTGTTCGTCTTCTTCATCCTCCTTGATTTCAAACAAGTTAAATGCTTTAACAAATGGCAGGATCTGCTCAGTGTCGCTTGTAGAATTCAGTAGGCACTCAATTGTAGTCTGCAGACTCTTCTCATTGATGGGCAGCTCGGTAAAAACGTCTTCGATGTACTTCTCGGCTTTCTCGGCTTCAACTTCCTGAGCGTGTTTATCTGCAGCGGCTTTGGTCTTTTCTTTAGTCTTGAGGCATTCCTTATCAATGCAACAGGCTTCATATTTACCCGAATAATCGGGGATAGCCGCCCGCTTCGGACAAGTTTTGCATTCTGTCGGATTATCGAGCTGTTTTAATCTCCAGCCGGAAAGTGGCTCTTTAAAATCAGCTTTCGCGGGAAAGTTAACGATACCCTGGGCTTTTAGATCGTCTATCTCTTTTTGATGAGTTGCCTGCTGGACGGCATTGTTCTTTTCGACCCAGCAATCGTTGTTATCACATCGCGGTGAAGGCTCTTCTTTGGCGCTTCCCCAAGGCGATTTAAGCATCAGTCGGTGCTCACAGTCATTGCAGCAAACCGGGTCAAAATGTATCTCATACCCGTAATTGAGTACCGTAGATGTGAGTGGACGGGTTTTGTCCCAAAGGTTGCTTTTAATCTTTCTATCCAGCTCGGCAACCGTTGTCCTGTTTTCTACTACCGACTTCGCCAATCGGTTCATTTCTTTCGGGTCTTTCACCTGCAGTAGATATCGCGCGTGGGTCTCGGATATGTCGTGAGAAATAACTTTGTCCTGGATTTCCCCCGGCAACTCCAGCAGTCGCAAAGTGTTAGCGATCTCTCCCTGACTGACGTTGTGGATCCGGGCCAATTCCGCCTGCGTAATCTTGAAATCCTCCAGATACTTTTTGTAGAACTTGGCCAGCTCGATCGGTGACAAATCGTGCCTAATGGTGTTGGCCTCCATGACCAGGTCCGCCATCTGCTTGTCTGTGAGTTCCCGGATGATGACCGGAAGCATCTGCCAGACTTTGTCCCTCGAAGCCTCAAGCAAGAGTTCATATCCGCATAGCCTTATCCAGCCGTCCCCCATTTCGTATTTACCATCCGGACGGCAGCGGACAACCGGTGTCTGCAGCAACCCATGTTCTTTGATAGATGCGGCAATGCGCTCTACCACATCTTGGGGCGGTTTAATTCTTCCCTCGGGCTGATATGGGTTCGGTAGGATATAATTGATGTCCAGCTTAATTACGGTTTCGAATGCAAGTTGTCCGCTTACCTCGGCGGACGAGGTCTCCTTTTTTGTTTTTACTGCCATCTCCTCTCCTTTTTCCTTGACTGATTTAAGATACTTTGCCCAATCCTTCAGGCAAACTTTTTGATAACCAATTTCTCCGTGATAACCTTCGACAGGAAAACTCAGGTTCACGCTGTGATCAGTCGGGCCCAATTCGCAGGCATGACATTCTTCATCCGGGACTTGGGTGTCCAATCTGACACCTGCAGGAATAGCCGCTGACTTTTTCTTCTCATCCATTTTGTCGAACGTAGTTAGTTTCGGTTTCTCTTCCTGCCAGTGCTCCGGTGTCAACCCGGCCTTGATTAGCGCGGCGTCCCGGGTATCCGCTTCCGGCAGCTCAACATCTTCTCCGTTTAGATTTACTGTGAATATTGGCATTGATTCCTTCTCCGGGGAGGCCGGGGATTTAACCACCTATTGTTACCCCGGCCTCCCACACCCGTTATGCTAAATCTGCTTTGGGTTCTAAGTTAGAATGGGATATCATCACCCGGTTCGGGATCGAGTTTTAACTTTGCCTGCAGCCACTGGATTAATTGTTCTGCCTGAAGTTGAGTTAAATCTTTTTTAGCCTTGGCAACCCAACCGCGCTTAACAATTTCAGCACCGAGAGCGGCAAGTGGCGTGACTGTTTTTTCCAGCCATTCATCCAACACTTTCAGCGTTGCAGGATTGACCTTCGCGAGAGATGTTCCGGAAGGTTGAGTACCAGGGGCTGCAGCGGGTTTTGAGGTCATACCTGACTGCGGTGTAGACTTTGGCGCAGCTGCACTGGTAGCCTCTCCAGTAAGTCGGGGTAATAACCAATTATTAAGTGCGGTTGACTGTTCGGGTGTTGCCTTTCCTGCAATAACCAGTTCGCATACAATCTTTGCCGCGCACTGGCTTTCGATGCTATTCCTGTCCTCTGATGTACGCCCGGTGTAGGCGCTGCGACCCGGCCCCTTGCCTTGACCACTCACCGGCTGCCCGTCAACGAATAACTGCTTTATAGAATGGTTTACTCCAGAGGCACTAGCCGTCTGCCAGGACTTGTCCTCGATTTCGCAATCAAGCACTTTACCGACTACGAAATATCCGGCGATCGTACTGCTTATGGTTTCGTATTTTTGCCCATCCTCACCCATAAAGGCGTAACTGGTGAGGTCTTTACCGTTGCTGGTGAAATGCCGAGGTTCTACCATTGTTTTGACTGTGATTTGTTTCCTTTCCATTTATATCCTCTTTTCTTTTTATTAACCCGTTACTTACGGGTTGATTCATTACTTTTACTTAGTTATTTCGTGTTGACTTTCAGCGTGTCTTCTGTCCAGATGCGGATACCTGAAATCGAGGAGATCCCAGCCCGGACAAGTTTGCCGATTGCCACCTCATCAACCCTGAGGTATTCTGCCGGGACTTTGGTTATGTCCTGGACTTCCCATTTTTTGACTTTCATTGTTCCCAACGTACCTGACTCCGTTCTGACAGTGGCCGGGGGTGCTGCTGGTGCGTCAATGATATTTACAGACTGTGTAATCTCGCCGGTACCGTTAAGTTTGGCCTCGGCTTGCGCCGCTTCAACGCGTAAGTTATTGATTCGCTCAATTTCGGCGGCCTTCTTTTGCTGTTCCTGTCGAAAGACCATGACCTTAGTACGTGTGGTTTTATCGGCGGCGTCCAGCGGCGCCGTTATTGCTTTGAAAGCATCGTTAACCAGTTTCAAGTGTTCATTAATCGGACTGACATATTCCTTGCGCTTCTCTTCGATGGTCTTCTTGAGCCGGGCTATGATGCTGAGGTCATCGGTGGCAAGTTTCACATCTTCTTCTTTAGCGATAATCAGGCCTTCCGCAAATACCTGAAGCCTCTGTACCGATTGGGACAAGTCGACTACCCCGGGGTCGCTGTTGGGGTTGACTTTAATTACTGCCGTTGAATTCTCCAATTTCCTTCTCCTTCCCTTTTATTTACTCTTTGAAAACTGCGTGTAGTACTTTGCCATCAGTTAAGATTGAGCTGATAAGAATTCCGTCCGGGGTTTCTGTCAGGAATAAGGTTCTAGCGTTCGCGGTAGTCACATCCTGACCGTCCAATTTCGCCTTTGCCTTGGCGCTCGCTGAAACTATCTTGAACACCTCGGACATGGAATAGCTGACGATTATATATTTAGCTTCGGGTGACTTTGATTTTGTTTTTGTCTCTGCCATCTTTCCTTCTTTCCTCTTTATTTCATCCAGCCGGGGTCACCCGGCTTGTGATTGCCTTTACAGTCTTCCATCCAACGAATAATCTTGTCCTTTGAAATAATCCACTTCTTCTTGCCAAGTTTCCGGGCCGGGATTGTGCCGTCCTCCAGATACGTGTAGGCGGTGTTGACGCAAATCCCAACCAGTGTCGCCATTTCTGCTACTGACAGAGTAGCTTTCTCTACTGGTATAGTTGTCATGGTTATTTGCCCCTCACTATGGAAGCCTCTACCCGGTCAAGACAGGCTGAAACGTCCTTGCAAGAATAACGTATGCCTTCATTCCCGGTGGGTGTCCGATAGTCCTCTTCGACTATTTCAGTGTCTTTGGCGAACAGGGATCCGAACTTGCCCTGGAATCCGCAGATAGCGCAAGTTCGTTGACCCTCTTTTTCCTTGCGGGTTTTGGGTGTCTGATATCCGGTTTGTGCTTGTAGAGTCGATTCCATCATTTTTAGTGACCTCCTAAATTAACTAAGAAGAAGACCAGAGCAGCCAAGGAGACGAGCAGGAGAATAGCTGTGAAGGCCAAGTGATTTGGTAATTTTGTTGCCATTTCCTAGAGCTCCTTATGCTACCTTTTTGCTATCTCGTCTAGCATTTTCGGACAAAAAAAGGGGTATTAAATCCGGCCAGATTTCGATAGCCTTAGCTTTCATCTTGGCCGATAACGGTATGGTTCCGGCCTTGATTTTAGCCCATGTTATCTCATGAATCTCAAATAGTTCTGCTATTGCATTATTTGTGAGTTTGAGAAGTACCTGTTTTTCTTTGACTGCCTCTAACATGTTTTTCTTATCCATGCTATGAATATTAGCTTAATTGCTATGTACTTGTCAATACCCTTTTGGCTAGTTACAAAAATATTTATTAGCCTCAATATAATGAAGTTTAGTGATGAAAAGTTACATTACCTAGAACACTATTCTATTGACAACTAGCATAATTGCTATTATTATAAGTAATGTTATGGAAAAATGGGGTTTGAAACTAAAGAAACTTCGCGAAGAGCGTCACCTTACTCAGGACGACGTAGCTGAAAGAGCTCCGATGAAACGCGTCACTTATGGTTCATGGGAGAAGGATAAAAAAGAGCGGCTTAACCCTGATGATATTCAAGGACTTGCCCGCGCTTTTGAAATGTCCCCCGAAATAGTTGAATTGTCGCTTTTCGGAAAAAACATGTATTTCGGACAAAGTACTATTGACAACTCCCCCAATTCGATAGATGATACTACTTTATACCTCATGGTTAAAGACCGACTCGAAAAATCAGAAATACTCACAATAAAATACGATGGGTTAATTAATGCGGGAAATAATAAACAAGCGGAGAATTTAGGCAGCGTTCAGGTGCCTAAAATAATGATTAGCGGAGATGCAAACATGGCGGAATTAAAAGCGTATAAGGTAGCAGGCAACGAATTAAACCACATCAAAGGATATGGTGACGGCGTTTCAGTAATAGCGACGCCGGTTCAAACAATAATTGATGGAAAGATGTATATTCTTGACCAAGATGGCGATATTATCGCATCTCAGGTTCATATCGATAAAGACGAAGCCTTATATTTAGTCCACGGGAAACCGACAAAAAAGCCGGTATCTGAACTTAAAATCAAGGGCCGGATAATTTGTCACGGATCTTGGGAACAAGACTAATATATTTTTTTGACTTTTTGTGCGTCATATTGATAACAGTAGGCTCGGAATGAATCTGTTAAGAGGTTGAACATGGCTCCTAAAAAGCGAAGTTCTATAGCATTTACGTTGTTCATTGGGTCCTTGGTTCTTTTAGCCTTGGTACTTGTCATTGTCTTTGTCGCCAACCTCCCAGGTAAAGCTCCAAATAATAAGACTATAACTACCACGCCTACAATGTCTGCAACCTTTACCTCTACAACCACAGCAACTACAACGACAGCTGCAATGACAACCGCAACGACAATCGCGACGACTACGACCAACCCAACAATAACTACAACATCCTCTACGGTGATCACGTCGACCACATCAACGTCCGCGGATCCGATGGGTATGAGTGTCTATTACTTCGATGTCGGTCAGGGTGATTGCATCCTTATTGATCAGGGAACCACAGAAATATTGATTGACGCCGGTACCGGAGCCGTAAACGTAGCCAACCTGATCAAGCCCTACATCGACGGCCCGTTAGAAGATATCATTGCCACTCACATGGATGCTGACCATATCGGCGGCTTGGCGGCTGTCTTGAGCAGCTATACAGTTCTGAATGTCTGGGATAACGGAGATACCAGTACTTCGGCAACCTATAAAACATTTAAAGCTGCTATTCAAACGAGCGGCGCCGTTGAACATGCCGGTCGACGCGGAAACGTAATCACTGCCGGTACCCTTTCGTTTAACGTGCTCAACCCTGTCAATACTTCTGGTACCAGTAACAATAATTCAATTGTTACAAGACTCAATTACGGCAGCATTAGTTTCCAGTTTGAAGGTGACGCCGAGCAAGAAGCGGAATCCAGCATGTTGGCAGCCGGCTTAATTTCCCATGTCGACATTTTGAAGGTTGGCCACCACGGATCCAGGACAGCTTCCTCCCCGGCCTTCCTGAAAGCTACCAGCCCAAAAGTAGCGGTTTATCAGGCCGGAATCGGTAATAGTTACGGTCATCCCCACCCGGAGACAATAACGGCACTTACGCAAATCGGCGCTTTAATTTATGGAACCGACAAATACGGAACCATTGCGATAAAAACAGATGGCACCTCTTATAATATTGATGGCTCGCGCGCTCCGCCATCAACAACACCGGCAGCGGTTATACCTGGAATTCCATCGACTAGTTCAAATACGATAATAACAACGACGTTGACTACAACGACATCCCCAACTATCCAAGGTGCCAATGACATCGTCTACATTACTAATAGCGGAACCAAATATCACCGGGCCGGTTGCAGATATCTTTCAAAGAGTGCCATCGCTATCAGTAAAGCCGACGCTATCGCAAGAGGTTTCAGTCCCTGCTCAGTTTGTAATCCATAAAACACGTATTAAAAGAGGTAGCCGATGCGCGGTCACATCGTCAAGAAATATAAAAGTTCTTACACTATCCTGCTGTCTTTAGGCCGCGATCCGATAACTAACAAATACAAAACAAAATCAGTCAATGTGAAGGGCACCCGGGCCATGGCGGACAAGAAGCTCGCGGAACTTTTACATCAGGGCACGACTACCGGCTTCATCGATTCATCGAAGACAACTCTTGGAGAGTTCTTGCTAAAATGGCTTGACCTTCGTAAAACCAAACTTCCTCCCAGTTCCTATGCCAGCGACGAGATGGTGGTCAATTATCACCTTATACCGTCACTGGGTAAAATCCCGGTGCAGTCCTTGGCTCTAGAACATGTCGAATCCTACTACTCCAAGAAGGTAAAACAAGGTCTGAATCCTTTGACAGTGAGAAAACATCACATCGTGCTTCTGGGTGCGCTGGAAACCGCCCTGAAATGGGGATTGGTATATCGAAATGTCGCACAAGGCGCGGACACTCCCAAAGGAAAGCGAAAAGAATTCGAGACTTGGGATGTTGACGAGGTAAACCAATTTTTAAACAATCAAAAAGACAGCCCTAAATACGCTCTGTTTTACACCGATTTATTTACGGGGATGCGCCGGTCTGAAATACTGGCGCTCAGATGGTCTGATATCGACCTGACACAGGGAACAATTGCCGTTAAAAGAGGCCTTCACCAGGGTAAAGACAGGAAGTATTACTACTCCGACACAAAATCAGCTAAAAGCAGACGTGTAATTGATATATCTCCATCTGTTATAATGGTTCTTAGAAAACATTGGGAAACGTCTAAACTCCCACAAGGTCAGGATTCGTTGGTATTCTCAAATCAAGGTAAACAGCTGCGACCCAACACTATTTCACGGATATGGACTGCCAGTTGTAAAAAGGCCGGCGTTAAAGTTATCCGGCTCCATGATGCCCGGCATACCCACGCCACCCTTCTCCTTCTGGCCGGTGTCCACCCGAAGATAGTCCAGGAAAGATTGGGACATGCATCGATCGCTGTTACTTTGGATCTATATAGTCACGTCATGCCGACAATGCAGAAAAGCGCGGCCCAGTCGTTCGAAGAGCTTTTTACTCCGAAGTCAAAAATGGATTTGGTCGGTATTTGAGCGGTTTTGTTTTTATGTCAACCTGAAACATGGTTTCTGAAGCTAGGAGAGGTGACCGAGAGGCTGAAGGTGCCGCTCTCGAAAAGCGGTTACGGTAACCCCGTACGCGGGTTCGAATCCCGCCCTCTCCGCCAGCCAACCGCCAATTAGTAAACTGACCCAAACCAA